TGTTTCAATACATCTTCGTGATAAGAAACTTCTCTTGTTTGGTCTATTGGTTTAGCTGGTACACAATAAACACAGGTTTCACCTTTTTTAGCTTTTCCAATCAACTCACCTATAATTGCATTCAATACAGGTAGAGCATCTTTTTCTTTTGGATTTAATAATCCTTGACTCATTGGTCTCTTTAAATCTGTTGTACTAAATATTTGTGCATAATTGAAAGCATGTTGTCCAACGATATGAACTTTACCTGCTTTTTCCACAAATGGTATCTTTTGTCTTTTTAACATTCTTTTGACTTGATTTGCATCACCATCTACTGTCAAGAAGACATTTCTTTGTTTTTTCATACTTTTTTCTGTGGCAGCTATATAATAACTTGTTCCACAATCTAAACCTTTAGCCATATTAACCTCTCATTTATTTTAATATTCCAATAATTTTTTTTCTATTTTAGGAAACTCTTTTTTCATAGCATCTAAATATTTTTTTACATCTTTCTTTATATCAAGTTTTGATTCAAGTGATTTTTTTGCATTAAGTTTTAATTTAATCGATTTAAATGATTCACCGTCACTTGTTTCTATAGGAATTTCATTTTTTCCTTCCCAACCCCAAGTAGCATAAATAGCATCTTCAAATTTAGGATGATTCCATTCCCAAGTACCAGTCATTCTTTGAATAGAAAATGTCCACCCTTTAACTTTTGGTGATAAAAGTCTAATATAATTACCAAGTTCACTTGAATAAGCAGATACTTTATCATCATATTCTAATAATAATGTTTTTAATTTCATTTTCTTAAACTCCTCAGTTTATCTTTTTGGGTTTTTACTTTACCCTTAATTTTTTCGTCTAATTTAACACTAACTTCATCTGATTTAGTGTCGATTATAGTTTTTCTATCTACACCTACTTCGATGGGACCTAAATCCTTATTTTTTAAAGTTTCAATCTGGTGATTTAATCCTTTAGTTTCTGAAACATTAATAACAGGAGATGTTTTTTCAAACTTTATGTTTCTTTTGGCCCATAATAGTATTATGTATACACCTAATACTACCTGCCATAAAACTAAACTATACATTAAAAAATGTATTATATGATGAATAAAATCATCCATAGTAACCTCTATTTTTTATATTTACTAACTAAACTTCCAAGTGATGGTATACCAGAAGAAACATTACCCATATCTTCAAGTTTTTTTGTTGGTTTTTTCATTACATTATCGTAAGTTTCACCCATAGCTTTTTTAATAGCTTTATCTTTATTTTGAAGATATTCTTCGTCATCAGGTTCATCTTTACCGTCATTATCCATATCACCCTTATCTTCAGTTACTGCATCATATTGAGAACCATGTGATAATTTGACTTTTTCATCGTCATTATTATCTAACTCACCTGGAGCTTCTTTAGTCTCATTTTTCATAGCTTTTTTAATAGCAGCATCTTTATTATCCATGTATTCTTTATCATCAGGTTCATTTATACCATCTTTATCCATATCACCTTTATCAACTTCATCAATAACTTCATCGATTTCATAATAACGATTAAGAACATGACCTATATCTTCATAAAGACCTGTTAATCTTTGGTTTAAAGCATGTGCTTCTTTAGCAGTTTTTGTAAATTCTACTACACTACCTTTAAGTGTTTTCATATTTTTATTAACTGAAATTTTATCAAACCAATCGTCTTGTTCACCAAGTATGTGATGATGTGCTTGTTCAGCTATTTCAGCAAGTTGTTGAGCTACTTCCATAATGTTACTACCATTATAAAGTGATTTTCCAACAATACCATAGTTTCTAACACCTTCCGATACTTTGTATTTATCGACTTTTTGTACATCTTCAAAAACTTCAGATAATAAATCTTTTAGTTTTTTATTCATTTTTCTCTCCTGTTTAAAAAAATATAATTTTTATTATAATTCCTATTAATGCTGAATAAGACAACCACAATGCATGTGTAACTGCTTGTTTCCATCTTAATAATGCTTTAAACTCATCAGCATCAATTTCTCTTCTCCAGTAAGTATTTTTATTTACTCTGACAATTATTCCATCCTCTGGGTCTAATAAAATTTCTTTGATTTCTTTGATATTTTCATGCATTTCTAAAAGTTCACCATTTGGTAATCTTTTTTCAATACAATCAAGTCTATCTACAATATGTTTATTTGTAATATTATTTGCCATTATCTTTTCTTTCCTTTTTTGCCACCGAAATACTTTCTAAATCTATCTATTATTTTATCTTTATCTAATACTGACTTCAAAAATCTTGATTCATAAGGATAAGCTCTTGAAGCGTCACCTGTTTCTAATCCTCTAACTACATCAAAATAATCAATTACACCACCTTTAGCTTTTGACATCCAATCTTTTATTACTTTATATTGAACTTTTCTTAATTCTTTTGCATAATTTCTTATAGCATCATCCATTACTTTTTTTGCTTCTTTTGATGAAAATCCTTGTATTTGTTTAACTGGCGAACCAAAATCTTCATTTTGAAGTTCTTCTCTAATAATTTCTCTTAATCTTTTATTGGATATTTTCACTAATTACAATCCTTTTTTAACCCGTTGTACATACATCATTAATTCTTGCGGTGAAATACCTAATCCCTTTACTACTTTATAAAGAATTGATTTTTGTTTTTGTCTTGTAAGTTTTTTATCTTGAAGTTTATCAATAAATCTATCCATAAATCTTTTTAAATCAGCAGGAATTTTTTCTTTATCCATAGAACCTTCTTGTTTTAATCTACTTTTTTCAGCTCTACCACGATTCTTTGATTGTTCTTCAAATCCTACAATCTTTCCACCTTTATGTGATGCATCTTTACCATCACCATTTCCATATGTTCCTTTATCTCTATTATACTTATTCAATTCTGCTCTGTATTTCTTGGCCTTTTTAGATGAACCATATTTTTTGTATTCAGCCTTATAATCTCTTTTTTTAGCTTCTTGAATTTCTTCCATTATAATTTCGTGTAATCTTTTTTCAGATATTTTCATTAATCAATCCCCACATATTGAGCTTTAAATTTATTCAAAAATCTAACTAAATCTTTCTTACCTTTTGGGTGATATGAGTTTCTACTACCCATTATATTATACTCTTCAAATCCATTATCATAAAATTGAAATGTTTCACCTTTAGCTTTAATTACAATTCTATCTCTATCATTTCTTTTTGGTATAGACATATCTTCACCAGTTGGAGCAGTTAGATATTTACCTCTAGCCTTCCATTTTCCTTCTGTTAATATGTCCATTAGTTTAATCACTTTATATTCTCACTTGTTTACCAAATTTAGTCCACAATTTAGTCATAAAAACATATAATTGTTTTTCGTTCATTTTATCAATTTTTACTTTATTTGCATCATTTAATTTATCGTAAACTGTTTTAAATAAATTAGCACTCATAGCATCTACAGTTTTACCACCAAGTTTTCCGAAACTATTATTATTTGCCATACTTAAAACTTTATCTACACCTTTTCCTTCTGTAAGTTTTCCTTCATTCATTTCAGTCATTACTTCACGAACTAATTTTTTTATTAATTCTCTTACCATAGTTTCTTTTTTTACCCTATCTGGTAATCCTTTATGTTTAGTTGATGCAAAATCATCAACATCAGACGCACTCATATCTCTAGCAGCTTTTTTAGCTTTACCTTCACCACTTTTACCTTTTTGGATACCTTTTACGACACCAAAAAATCTTTGTTGAGCTTTTGATTTTGAAGGCATTATATTAGTTTCCTTATCATTTTAATAAAATGTTTTTTATGAAATGTATGAACTAATTTCATATATAATTTATGTAAAAGATTTG